GCATCCTCATCTAACTCATATAAAGCAACACCTGAACCATCTCCAAAGTAATCTGTAGTTGATTTTTTAGGGTCTGCGTAGGTTTCTAAATATAAGTCATCTACATCATCTTGGTCTAATGCTTTGTTAAAGACTCTTACTTGGTCTATTTTGCCATCATATAATGATTCAAGACCTGATGAAGAATCATCGTTACCTCCAAAATTAAATACATTCATATTCGTAAATGCAACTACATCACTCGCATCAGTACTATCCTGAAAAGACCTATTTGTATCTTCAACTCCATCAATATAAAACTTTGTTCCTGATGAAGATGCAACATACACTATATGATGCCAACCACCATCTGCAACAGTTATAGATGTGAAAAAGTTTGGTCCTGCCGAGTGTGAACCATTAATTCTGTTAAAACACTGTATTTTACTATTTCTAACTTGACAAGCAAATTCAGTTGATGCTGATGTATTATCGCTAAAAGACCAAATAATTTTTCCATCAGAACCTGTATGGGTTGTGTTAATCCAAGCAGAAATACTTATAGTGTTTGCACTACTAAATACGGAAGGCAAAGATGAATTTTGTATATAACTACTACTCCCATTAAAAGCAGCACCCTTTCTAATATACCCTGTTATCTTTTGTGTACCTCCGTTTCCTGTATAAGTTACAGTTTCAAAGTTCTGCAAAGGGTCAAGTCCTGCTGCTGCAGGTGGTGTGGAAGCTACTATACCTCCTGTTGTAAAGAATTTTTTATTAAATCCCATTTAGTCAAGATTTGGTAAAGAATAAGAGACTACTGCTGCTTTAGTTGTTTTAGCATTAATCTCCCCTTCTTTAGTTCCACATTCAGTTCTTAAAGCTGCTCTTGCATCTATTACATCCTGCGGTGCAGCAATACCTTCTTGTGCTCTAATGATATACCAATCCGTTTCTTGTAGTTTTCTATTGTATATAGATTTTAGGTTTGCAATCTTTGACTCTTTAAGTTCAGCCACTGTTTGTGTCCAAGTCTTATTAATTACAGGATAAGTAAAAGTACTACTATCTGCATCCCACTCAAGGTCTCCTAACTTTTGAGTTGCTGAATCGTAATCAGGTGTTACTACATCGTAAAAACCTGCTTCCTCCCAATCGGAGGATGATAGTAAATCAAATCCACCAATAACATTACCCCAAGCCTTTGGAATAGTAGTGTATCTTTTTATTGCTCCGTCTATTTGTATTGCTTTCATATCTTATTATTATACTGTTGTGCTTGAAGTGTAAGGTGCTACTGCATAGTGATAAACTTTTGCACCTGCTGAATCGTCTGTACAAATAATTTGTATTACGTTATCTGTTGACCCATCATAGTTTGTGCTACCTACTTTGTTAAATGTAGAACCTGTTTCTGCTAAAGTAATAGCAAAGTTTCCATTTAATATAATATCTACTACTTGACCTTGTTGAGCATTACTCATTGTTAGGGTAGCTGCATTATCTGCCGTTGCTGTAAAAGTTGCTGCTGAATCAAAGTTGATAGCAAAAGATGAACCTGTACCTAAAGCTGATAATGCTGTATAAGAGTTAGATAGTTGTGCGTGGTCTATACCATTGTCAGAAACGCTTACTGTTACATCTCCTGTTGTTGTATCAACTTCTAATCCTGTTCCACCATCTACACTACCTACATCTCCTGCATCGTCTGAATACAGTTCTGTAAAGTTAGATTGTACTTTAGTGAACGCTGCAAAGAGAGTATCCCCATTTCCTGCATCAGCAGTTCCTATTATAATGTCTTGTTGTGCCATTTTTTAAATTTGTGTTTGGTCTGTTGTTACACTTGTTGTATCTGTTCTATAAGCTGTTGTATCTACGGTAAAAGCATCTACAAGTGTCCAACAAGTAGGTGCAGAAAAATCAGGTATAGATGTGCCAACTGTAAAATCAGCATCTGCTCCCCAACCTTCATTAGTTAGCATATCACAATATATCTTACCCCAATTTATGTTATTTGCCATATTTAATACAATTACTTTTTTTGGTTTTTGTTATATAAGCTAAATACTGTTTTAACTTATTTACATTCTCTTGTTTTGGTTTATATCTTACAGTACCCATCCTTCAAAACTTGCATCTTTATCAGGATATACATCATCATTACTATTTGTGTAGTATTCAGGAAACTTTGAACTTGCCTCAAAACTCATATAGTTAATGAATCTATCAGTATAATACTGTGCTACGTTTCTTTCTTTTTCTATTAAGAAATCTATTTCGTTCTTTTCTACGTTTGTAGCATTCTCTGAACTGTGCTTAAATACGCCCTTATTAGCTATTGTATAAGCTGCAAAGGGTAAGTACTCAACTAATGCCCAATGTATCAGCATAGGCTTTATATGGTCGTTTACAAGTGCTAAATAGTCTCCTGTTAAACTACTTGCAACAATATCAGCTTGAATCTTGTTATAAAGGTCAGTTCCTAAATAGTTTTGGATATGTATATCTTGTGCTATTTTAATATACTGTAAGAACTTGTCTCCGTCTACACTACCGTTGACAGAACTAAACTTTACTAAATCTTTCCTTGTTATGAATAGTGCATCTGCCATTTTTATCTATTTTTAAATCCTTTATTAGGCATATCAATAGGTCGTTTAGCAACCTTTGGGTCGTTAGTTTCAGGAGTAAATCCCTCTTTCTTTGCCTTGTTCACACTTATTTCAGCATTTGGGTTTGTAGCATCAGGTTTTACATCTACTGCCATATAGGTCTTACGCATCCAAAAATGATGACACGCTGCTCCGCCTTTATATAGCCATATATCGTAAGTAGCTGCTCCGTTTTCTCCAAATCCTGCATTTACTGCTCTTGTACTCATTTGCATTACATCTTCTTTACGGTATATCTTTTTAGCACCAACCATTAGTTTGCAAAACTCTCTACTATTAGATTGTGTTCTTAATGGTGCATATTGATAACGTACTTTAAACTTCATATCGTCTGCTTCACCATCTTGTTCGCTTGTAGCGTTAGGTCTTGCAGTTCCTGTTGAAGCTAATCCAATCATTTTATCTAATGCTTCTTCTTGGTCGTAGTCTACTTCTCTTTCGTCTACTAATACCCAATTCTCTAAATCTTCTTCCTCACCAAACTCATCAAGTAAGTCAAACATCTTATCATCGTCAAACTCTTTAGATAAGGTTAATTCGTTTTTAACTCCTGTTTCTTCTTCTCTTGCTTCGTCTGTTATTGCGTTGTCTGTTTCTATAAACGCTAAAGGTTGTAAAGTTTTAAAATAAAGTTTAAGAGAAATACCATTAACTGCTAATATATCATCCATACAGTCCGTTAATAGGTCTTGGTATGGTTTTATGGTTATGTTGTCAAAAAGTAGCGCAGCGGTCTTTATTTCGTCTGCATTAGACCCTAAACCATTGTTTTCTGTTCTAATTCCTAAAAGTAATGGACTTGTTACCCTGTGTGCTACTATTAGTTTAGCTGAACACTCGTTAGATAAGTACTCATAGTGTTGAGGTGCATCATTTAACGGAATATCGTCAACTGTTGTTTTAGACTCTGCGTTGTTGTTAAATGCTATAATTACTTTTTCGCCTCTTGCTCCTGTAAGTTTACGCATTACATCAGACTTAATCTGCATCTGCTTTTCTCTATCAGGAACACCATTATTAAAGTTGACTACCTTCGTACCACTAAATCCATTTTGTACATCGTTAATTAAGTAGTCAGCTACTTCGCTTTCTAATTCAGCGTAAGCTAATCCACCTTGATAATCTACAGGACAATAATAATCATATCCACTAACGTATTTCTTTACTATTTTAATTTCAGGTTCGTTACCGTTGCCAAATCCAAAAGCAGCTATACGTTGAGGTTTATCACTACGCTTTACTTTTGCCCAATCGTGATGATAGTAGTATGCTTCTATTTGTCCATCTTCGTTACATTTCTCTGCTCGTAGTGTTTGTCTTGGAAAGTGTTCTGCTTTTACTACTTCTCCTTTTTGATATAACACTTGAAAAGAACCCTCTCCTAATAGTTTTAAATCAAGTACTACTTTTCTTAAACAAGAGTCAGAAAATATAGAACGCATAGAAGCGTACTCATCAGGTTTTGAACTACTATCTAAAGCATCAAGACCTTTTCCATAAATCATATTACTAATACCATTTATAATAGAATGGTTTGTAGTTGAATTAGTGTAAAGGTCTATCAGATAAGAATAGTAGTCGTTGTCATCTCCATACTCAACCCAATCTCTGTTTTTATCTTCAGATATTTTAGGTCTATTGTAAGATGCTAAATTAACTATGTGTAAATTATCCATTAGAATGTAATAAATTCGTTATCTGTATCGTTAGAAATAAAAGCACCACTATTAATAGTGTAGTCTGTAAGGTCTGCTTGATTAGTACAAAAGATTTTGTCTTTGTGTATTACCTCACTACCTTCTTTAATAGTTAGCGTATAGCTTACATCTTCTTTTAAATCAAACACCGCTGTGTAAGTATTATAATACAGTTGTTCTACTATAGATGTAGTATCTACGTTGTGTACTTCTGTATTTGTAGTTTCATTTACTATTGTAACATTGTAACTATATCCACTTGTAAACTTTCGTGGTATTAAATTAATAGTTTGTGCTGATGCACTTTCTTCTAATACAATCATATTTATACAATAAAAAAACTTTGAATTTGTTATAATAAAAAAGGGTAGCATATAGCCACCCTCTTCATCAAATGAAACTCGGTTTAAGAGTTTGTTCCTTCTGTAACTGTTACAGTTGCACTTGCCATCCCTGCATATGGGTCAGCAGCAGTTGGACTGTCAACAAAGTTAGCAGGTAGTAATTCCTGTGCTGCTAATGTTAGGGTATATCCTGAAAGGTCTCCCATAGCTGCTCCTGTAGAAATTGAACCTCCTGTTACTTCAGCACCGTGTTCAAGACCCATAACAAATACATTACCGTTGTAATCTTCAACAGCAACGTGTGGTCTACCAAATGCTAATAGCTTTAATTCTTTGTTATCTTCTTTAGACAGCTTTTTAAGCGTAAGGTTTAAAGTTTGCTCAAAGAAAGTCGTTCCGTTTTCACGGCTTGAAGTAATAGCTTGTTCGAAGCTACTATTTCCTTTTAGTTCATATTTGTAAGCAGTAAAAGTACCATCCATATCAGTAATTTCGTCATCTGTTTGAGTTACTGTACCGAAATCTCCAAAATCAGTAAAGTAAACAGCTTTCAGACCACCAACTACATCTTTGCAGGGTTCTTTTCTACCACGTGTTAAATCACAAGCCATATTTTATAAATTAAAAAAGGGTAGGTAGGCACATACTCGGCTTACCCACCCTCTTTAGTTAGTTAATCTGTTTATTAGTCGTTAGCAGAGTTAGTGATACCGTAAGTTACGATGTCATCAACAATACCATATTGAACACCTGCGGTAAATCTCATTACGACTCTTACGTTTTGAGAACCATCAATGTCAGCCATATCAATAACTTTTACTTCGTTGTGGTCAGAAAGTAATCCTGTACCGAAGTAGATGTTTGATTTTTCAGCAGCAATAGCTTGGTTAGAACCTAATCCGTTAGCAACAAAGATTTTGATACCATCAAAAGTTAATGCTCCGTTGTTAAACCATTGTGTTCCCATAGAGTTTGTACCTGCAGCACCTACTCCATCAGCAGCAAATCCCCCTAATGCTCTTACGTATGCTCTTGCTACGTTTTGAGAAATATAGATTGATAAGTCTTCACTTCCGTAAAGAGTAGAAGGAACTGCATCAGCAATCTTTCCTAACTCTGTGATTACGTTAGAAGCAGTTACTGTTGTTCCTGCAACTTCGTTTCCTGTTGGTAGGTTAGCATCAGCAGTTAATAAAGTCATAAGACCATCAAATTGTCCGCTTGTTGCAGTTGAACCTCCCCAAATAGAAGTTTCTGTTCTCTGTGCTACTTTAGCAGCAACGTGAGAAATTAAGAAATCAGAAAAGTTAGATGGTAGTGTATCGTGTGCTGAAAAGCCCATAGAGATAGCTTCCCAATCATCTTGAAAGTCTTTCTTACATAGTTGTAAGTTCACTTGCTGATATTCAGGAGTTAAAGTTCTTTCATCTAACGTCAAAGTACTTGTCGCTGTAAAATCACAAGAAGCATCTTTTACGATGTCATCAGTAGAGATAGTTTTTATTACCTCTTGGAATTTAATGTTAGGTTTAACAGTAATCCCTCCGTTTTCAATAGTGTTTGCACTCAATAAAGCAGCAGAAATATACTGTCCTGCAAATTCTCCATTATAAGCAACACTTGCGTTTTGAGTTGTTGTTGTTGGCATTTTTAATTATTTATTTGTTTATTTTTTAATGTTTGCAATTCTTTGCATTACCTTATCTGCAGTAGTCATATTTCTTTTCTGTGCAAATAGGTTTAAATTCTTTTTAGTTTCAGCTTCAGGATTGTGAGTTACTTTTTCAACAGGTACTTCTGCTGATAACTCTTCCTTTACCTCTTCCTTAACTTCTTCTTCAGAAACTTCTTCGCTCATTTCTTCTTTAGGTTCAATCATAGATTTGATTTCTTCAATCATCTCTTTAACTTCTGCTAAATCTTGTTTTGTTGCGTATGCCATTTCTTCTTCTTCTGCAGCTTCTACTTCCTCTTCAGGTGCTTCTTCTGCTGCTCCTATAGATGCAATAATACCTTCTTCTTCTACTTTCAGGATTTCTCCATCTTCAAGAGTGTATTCGCCTACAGGTAGTGCTACTTTTTCGTCATCTGTTACTATGAACACTTCACTTCCTGCAGCGAAATTTTCACTTTCAATAACAGTTCCGTTTTCCAAAGTAGCTTGTGCTAATTTTACTTCTTGGGTTTCTTCATTTAGTTCCACTCCAAGAACTTCTTTTACTTTGTTTAACATATCTGTCGCTTTCATATTTATTACAATAAATTGTTTGTAAGGTTGTTGTGTTTTTAGAATATTGCGTTTCTAATTTCTGCTATTCTGCGTGTTAAATCTTGTGATTGTTTAAATCCTCCTTTTAACGCTTGTTGTCCTTTTCTAATTTCGTTATCAATAGTTTTTCTGTCTAAACCAAGTGCTTCTGCTTTGCGTTCAAAATCTTCAATTTCCTTTCTTAATTTTTGTATAGCTTCATTCATAGGTTTTACATCTTGAACAACCCTGTCAATCATTTTCTTTCCCTCTATATTTATGCTTTTATTTGCATTTTTCCAAAGTTCTTCTACTTCTTGTGCAAAACGCAATATTTCAGGAACACTTAATTCTACTTTATTTTCTTTCTCTTTAGCTAACTTGGTAATTATTTTTTGTACGCTTGGTTTCATAGAAGTATTTTTTTATACAATTAATTATTTAACACTTTGTTATATTTTTACTCTGTCCCTGTAATGTTTCCTATGCCTTGTGCTTGGAAGCTACCATCACAACATTTACGTGAATAGGTTTTACCATCTTTACACAAACATCCTCTTCTGTCGTTTTGTGGACTTGGATTTCTATCTTTGTTTTCTCTTCTCATTATCCTGCGTTTTGTGTTCTTGATATAAAAAAGATAATATCCCAAACTTTAGAATCTCCACCATCTGAAGTTATCTTTGGAGTTAGACCGTTTTCTAAAGCATTTGCATCTAAATAATACTGAAACATTATATGGGAGTTTTGTGTTGAATTGTTTCCTTTGTAAAACCCTAAAGCCATATTAATTCTATCGTAATCATCAGCACCTGTAAGTTTAAAGTCTATATGAGTTTGATTTGCGTTTGCTGCTGACTTCTTATATACAACAGTAACCATATAAACATCATTTTCATTTAAGCCTACAAACTTTTGATTAGATACATCGTAAAAGTCTAAACTTGGATGACTTCTTATTATATTACCACCGTTGTTAGGTAAGGTAACCTCAACACCATCTGTTAAAAGTAGTTTAGTGTTATCATCTGCTCCTGTGTAGAATGTATCATCATATCTTGTCCAACCTAAATTAAGACCGCCTGTTTGTGGGTAAACAATTACGTTTTCATCGTTATGACCCATATATAAATAGTCATCGGTGCGTAACATTGCACCATCTTCAATATTTACATTGTCTACTACTGATTGGTCTACATCTTCTACGTGGACTCTGTATGCTGTGTTTTTACTCATTTAATTGGAACGCAATTAGGTACTCTTCTACCGTTTTTAATTTTAAACCCTATCATCTCATATCCTGATTGACAAGGCTCTTTAAGAGATGCTTCTAATAAGTCAAGTTCTCTTAATTTAGAACCTGCCCAACGTAATCCTGCTTTACCTCCCCACAATAAGTAAGATATAGTCCCACACGCTTCGCTATCTCCTTCATCGTAATACTCTTCTGCTCTTGATAGATAACTAAACATTCTTTTGATTGTTTCAACAGTAACCGCTTCTTTCTTTGCTAATTGTTGCGCTCTTACTTTACCAACTTGGGTTGCACACTTGTTGTTTACTTTTTCGTTTAGTTCAATACCTCTTTTTGCGTTGTTAGAAACTGCATCAGGATAGTCAGCATAAGATTCAAGTTGTTCGCCCTTTAGCATTTGTCTTAACTCTTCTACTAACTCTTGTGCTTCCTCTTCTAAATCGTCTTTTATTGTTTTGTCTTTAGGTCTTTCTGCTTTGTCAGCAAAGTAACCTTCTATAGAGAACCCTTTTACTTTTCCTGTTTTAACGTAGTCATTCCAAACATCATCATTTAAAACTTTCATAGATACCATCCAAGTACCAACAGGAACTTCCATATCGTAGTGTCTTGTCTTATCCTTTTCGCTTTCTACAATCCAAGATTCAACAACACTCAAACCTGTTAATGGAACTTGATGCTCTAATGTTGAGTTGTTTTGGTTTCCGTTTATAAAGAATAATTCACTTGCTTTGCGAACTGTATCTCGTGAGAAGTAAATGTAATATTCGTTGTCATCGTTTCTACGATAGATAGGCTTATTAGGTATTAAAGCTGCACCCATTAAGATACGCTTTTCTTTATCTACCTCTGCAAGTTTAAACTCTTGGTTTTTAAGTGCTATAAAATCTTCCTCTATTGCAGGAGACTCAACAACTGAAATAGCTTCAATTCCAATAGCATCTTCTTCATCTATAAATAGTTCTACTATATCCATACTAATACAATAATATTTTTTAAAATTTGTTACCCTATTGAAGCACCTTCTGTTATTTTTCTATCAAGTGCTTGTTGGTTTGTTACATCGTCTCCTACAACGTATGCTTTTACAGGTCTTTGTTCTTGTTCGCCTATTGCTTGTGCTAATTGGTTTTCAGGTGCTGCTCCTACTACATTAAACGCAGGTGCTTGTGGAGTACTTGGTGCGGATATTGAACCTCCTCCACCTGCCGAACCACCAACAGTACTTTTAGCTGCGTTAACAGCACTTTTTATAGAAGATATAATACCTGCTGCTTGTGCTGCAAAAATTGCTATGTTAATTAAGTTAGCAGGAGGAGGTGCAGATGCTGCAGCCTTTGCTCCACCTACGGCTAAATCAACACTACCCTCTGCACTTTTTTGTAGTATCTTTTGTAATGTTACTTTAGCAGCCATTACCTGCTCTTGAATCATCATAGCTTGTTTAGCTAAAAATAATGCTTTTCCTAATTTAGTTTCTTCACCTGCCGCTTCAATAGAAGCATCTAAAGCACCGTATATAGATTCCTTTTTCTGATGTTCAAGTTCTATTTCTTTTTGTTTCTTTGCCTCTAATCTTTCTAATTCAGCTTCGTCAGCTTCTTTCTTTAAATCTGCAGCTTCACGTTCTAAAGAAATACGGTTAGATATTTGTTCTGAACGAAAACCTTCTATTTGTGCAAGTACTGCTTCTCTTTCGTTTTGTGCTTCTAATAAAGCTATGTAGTTTTCTTGGTTTTGGTTTTTATCGTATTCAGCTTGTGCTGCTCTAATCGTAATATCTACGTTTTCAAGCATCTTTTCTGCTTGTTCGTCTAATATCTCTCCTAAACGGTTATTAGCTGCTATACGTTCTTCTATGGTCTTTGTTTCGTCATCTCTTAATTGTCTTTGTTGTTCAGCTTGCCTATCGTACTTCTCGATTAGACCTTGATTGATAACTGCAGCAACCTCTGCTTGTTTGTTTAGTTCTACTGTTCCTTTAGCAGCATCTAATGTAGATTTAGCATAATCTGTGATACTACTTACAACTGTTGGTACTACTTCAGCTACTTTGTCAAATGTGTTATTGACTCCTGTTACTACATCAAACAATTCTTTTCCTGCGCTTTTAGCACTTTCTGCTGCACCTGCAAAATCTCCACTAAATACTTTTACAACAGCATCTCCTAAAAATCCTAAAGCATCTAATGCACTTTTAACTCTTTCTATTACATTATCTAATAGTGCTTGACCAAAGTTCTTTATTGCTTGTGTAGGATTGTTAAATAGTCCTTTAAAATAGTCAATAACAGTTCCTACGTTTGCATCAAGAAATTTAAAAAAGTCATTAAAAGCTAAACTTAATACTTCAAATGTGGTATTAAAGGCATCAGCTACTTTTTGATTCTGATTAAATACCTCTGCTAACTTTGCAAAAGCAGCAACTGCTAAACCTATACCTGCAGCTTTTAGTGCGTTACCAATTCCCTTAACACCTTTCGCTACGCCACCTGTTGTATCTTTTACTTCTTCAAGGTTGTTATCTATACGCTGTACGCTTTTAGCTACACCATCTAAATCTTTTTGTGCTTTATCTACTTTAGCTTCAAGTTCTATTGTCTTTTTTACTGCCATTGTCTAAATTGTTTGTATGCTTCCTTAATTGATTCAGGATATTTGTTTTTACCTAAAGCAATATCTATGTATTGCCCTTTCCATTTTTCGTCTCTTGCAAACTCTAATAAGTCTAATATATTTTGAATCATATTAACAAGGATTTTCTTTTAATATTATTGTAAAGTTACCTGTTGCTGTTATATCTTCACAAATACAACCATTTAGATATACCTGTGAACCTGCTGCTGCAGGGTATGTTTTCTCAACACCGTTATCTATTGCTGTAATTGTTATTGCAGTAGTTTCATCGTTTTGTACAATTATTCTCGCATAAGAATCACCTGCACAACCTAACAGAGTTGCGTTAGTTTTAACTTCAGTTATTGCATCTGCTTTTGCGTAGTTAACACTTATGTTTGTTCTACCATAGAACTTCCAATAAATTACATCTCCATTAGTCAATCCTGTAACTTCAAATGTAACTGCATTAGGTACTGTGTGCTTATTAAACGATGTAGTTCTAAAAGGTACGTTAGTTACGTTGCTATTAGCTTTCAATGTATCTACATCTGTTGAGGTTAAATCACTTGCATTTGTAGAATAGAAGAACCCGTACTCATCTATCTGTGCAGTTGTGCCTACTAAACCTAATTCAGTAATTGAATGTTTAATAAATATTGAAGTGCTTGTTGCATCAGGTTGTACTTGATTAGCCAATGTAGGAGGTGTTACAATTAATGGTGTATCTATTAATACTTGGTCAGGTGTATTGTTTGGTGCTACATCATCAGGTACAACTTCATTAGTTGATATAATTTCTAAACCTTCTGTGTTACATCCAATATCAGTAGTTAAAATTACATTGTCAGTTTTGTAAGTTTTAGAATCTACTGTAATACAAACATTTCTTGGAACAAACTTATCAGGAACAGTTGGTGTAACTTCTATTGTTTCTCCTGCTTGTTCTTTTATGTTTATTAGTTCTAATGTAGATTGATTAGTTTCAAAGTTTGTACTAATCTTATTTATTCTATATAGGTTTTCAAATATCTGTAACTTGTCTGCTAATGTTAAATTAATAGTTAACGACAAAGGCAAATATGCTTTGGTTGTTGTTAACCTTCTTTGTGGGTCAAATATTTCTTTAACGTAGTTTTTATAATACTCTGCAAACAATGTTTTCTCAAAAGGAACTAATGCAAATTCATTAGGCTCTGCATTAAAGTTTAAATTCTTACTGTCTGTAATATCAACAGAGTTAGATGGTATGTAAACGCCTGTGTGAGATACTAAATCTCCATCTGATTCTATTACGCCTATTTGTTCGCTTTGTTGTATTGGATAAAACAATAATGGTTTACCTAAGTTTGGCTCTTGCTTTATATCAGCACTCCATCCCCATTGTAACTCTGTAAAACTATCTCCATTAATATCTTTTAGCTTCTCGTATTTAAAATGCTCTAAAGGTATTGTAATGGTGTATGCTTGACCCTCAAACTTTTCTGATGCTTGGTACTTTAATGTTCCCCATTCTTGATTAAATAGTTCGCTATGGTTTTTAGCAAAGAAGTTGTCGTGTCCATCGTATCTTAGGTTTACTTGTTTGTAAGGCAATACCGAATCAACACTTGACTCTGTTTTATCTATAAACTCTGTTACATCCCATATCTTTGTACTGCTTGCGTAAAAGTCATCTAATGTTTTTACCTCTATTATACCTTCGTCATTTTGAAACGAAGTAAGATTAAACAACTTAAACAAAGAAGTAAGAAAGTCTATTACTTTTATGTCAGGTAATTGATTTGCTGCTCTTAGTTGTACATCTGTTAAAACCTCTGCACTACCTGTCCAAGCTACATCTCTCCATCCTAAACCACCTGTTGCTTTTCTTTTTACATAAAATCTAAAATCGTATGTACTCGGTATATCTGACTCTATAGCAAAAGTATAATCACCTGCTTCAAGTTCTAAATCTACAACTCTATATTCACCGTTTGCATCTCTTGTTACATTGTCAAACCTTTCAAATACTTCACCGTTCTTATATATAATTAAACTAAATGGGTCTGCAACTGATGGTATAGCTGTAACATCTAAGTATCTTTCTTTTCTTGATGCACCTCCTGTTTGTCCTTTTTGTGGTGTAGTAAAATAGTTGTCATATAAGTCTATTACAGAACCATCTACACTTACTAAATTAAAATTACCAACAGGTGTTACATTACCTTCATCTTCAAACAGTCCTCCTGTTTTATTATGCAACCACAAGTACAGATTGTAAAAAGGTTCATTAGTAGTACTAAAGAAATCTTCACTAAATTCTAATCCGTATTGTTGTTCTATTGCTTTTATAATAGGATAAATACGAAGTGCAGGTTTTAATTGTGAGAGTTGTAGTCCGTGTGTACTTCCTGATTCGTAGGCTATGTTGTTCTGTGTGTCTGTATTGTCGTAAGCTGAACTGCTTGTAGAATCGTAAACAAGTCTTTTTGTGTGCGTAATTAATGGGAATATAATTGCATCATTAAAGTCTATTCCTCCTGCTGTAACATCTAAACCACTTTGCATATAGGTTTTTATGTTAGCATCACTATAAGTAAAATTAAACGACTCTTTTAGCATAGCTAAAGCATCTAACTTGTCATCTCCTAATAAATCTTTTAGGTTTACTCCATTACCAAAGAATGTAATTTTGTATGTGTGTGCTTTGTTGTTTTTTCTTGTTGCACCTTCTAATTTTATTTTACCTTTTTTAAAAGGTTTGTAGTTTAGATATAATTCAGCATCTTTCTTTTTACGTGCATCAAATCCTATTATATGATAGTTGTAAAAGTGCTTAAATATCTTGTTATTTATTTTAGATGCAGGAACATTAAAGGTTCTACTAAAGTCTGTAAATACTTTCTCAATATCTTTTACATCTTGTAAAGTTTGAGTTAGTGTTACTGATTCATCTTCGTATAAATCTACTTCTTGACCCTCTATGTATAGTTGTAAGTTTAACATTAACGTACATTGTTTATCTTGTTAAAAGCAAAATCAAAATCTATCGTGTAGTTTGCTAATCTATCATTTACGCTTGTTTTAAATGTTAATGTTTTTGTCTTAGGTATTACAGGAAGTGTTTTAGAATCTTTTCTTATCCATACGTTTTCACTAAGGAATAGTTCTTCTATTACACTATTAGAATCTTCGTTTATAAATCCTGTGTTTAATGTGATACTTTGCTTTGCGTTTGTATTGTATCTTTCTTCTTGTCCATTGTACAAAGGATATTCAACAGAGTTATTTACAACTGTGTTTCTTTTATATCTTTCGTCTGTTACATTAAAGGTTTCTATGCTCTTTTTAAAACACCAAAGGTCTTGATATGCACCATACTTATTTACGAATGTTATTTTGTAAGGTGTAAACTTAGGCTCACATATATTATTTACGATAATTGTTCTTAGTAGTGTAGTGTCATCCGTATCGTAAACTTGTATCGTAGAACTATCTGCAGGAATTGTAACGTATTGTATCTTTTGGTTAGTATTACCGTTGTCTGTTATTTCTGTATCTACTGAATCAATCGTAACTTTGCCAACGCCTTCTGCAAATATTGCTAACTTTCCTGCTGTGCTTTCAGGTAAATAAATTGTGTTAGCAGTCAATAAAGCATTACGAGTAAGTTCAGGGTTTATTTCATCTTCAAAATATCCATAACCATCTAAAGCAAGAAATGTTTCTATAGTTGGTGAGCCATAAGTAAATACTGTATCGTTATCATCAAATAGTGTAGTTACAGAAGTAACCCATACAGCTTGTGAAACGTAGTCGTTGTTAAATGTTTGACTAAGATAGTCTCTTACAAGTTCTGATATTTCAAATAGTATTTTAGTGTTGTCTCCTACTATACTTTTTTGTAATGTATATTTAAGGTCAGTAGAGGTATATCCTCCCTCCGTACCTGTATAAATATATAATTCTAAGTTTGCTGTTTTTAATGCCATTACGCTACCTGTATAAATGTTTTGTTTACATAACTATAAAGCCACACTTCCTGAATTACTGTGCCTTTTACTCCAACGTAATAATCGTAATCAGCGTTAGCTTTGTTTTTTAATACACCATTAATATTAAAAGGTGTTTTTCTAATTAACTGAAATTTAAAGTCCCCTGTTGTTGCATTATATGCTCTTTTTTTACCTAAAAATGACCAACAAAGATTGTCTCCTATTAAACCATCAAAAGTTGATGATTGAGCATATATTTCAAACCCTACTAAATAGTGGTTATAGCTACTACTTGAATTAAGTGTAATAATTTCAGACGGTAAGTCAGCGGCAGTATCGGCAATATAATATATTTCGTTCCCACATCCCACTTCAATAGCAGGTTGAGTAAGGGTTTTTTCACACTGAATATCATCACCTCCACTATTAGAATAACCACTCGCAGGAGGTGTTACAAAAAATGTTACGTTTCTTGAGGTTGTTGAATTTACAACAGCAAATTTTGTTGGTGTAAACCTTGATATAGTCCCCTCTTCAGTATTTCCTGTTAATATTGCTCCTGACAAATATATACCTTGACCTGTTAAAGATGCCACATCACAAGTAAACTCAGGTAAAGTACTACTAACTTGTGTAAAGTCTTTAGAACATTGTACTGTATTTCCAACATTAGTATATCCTGTAGGTACTGTAATGTCAAAAAATAAAGTATGTTCTATAAAACTACCTGTGTTATTTGCAGGCAAACTCGTAATAGGTGAACCTAAAGCAGTTTCTCTAATAGCAGTTATTACACCATTTACATTTGGGTTTATAATACTACCATCTTGATTTACTATCCCTCCTGATAGGTAAGAATCATCACAATCATACGTTACAAGAGAAGTTAAAGTTACTTGTATAGATTGTGTTGCATTACAAGTTGCTATATCATTATCAAATGCTTCTACAAAGAAAGTTATTGTTCCTGCTATTTGTTTTGCAGATATTGTTAGTGTGTTTCCTGAAATGCTTGTTTCTATATATGATGGATAACTGTTAGTGATATTGTATCCTGCTATTGGGTCAACACCTTGCGTAAAGTAAGAACTTAAATCAATAGTTGCTGTATTGCCTCCTGTATTTAAAGATTGATTTGGAATACTACCATTTGTTGTTACACCACCTGTACATACAAATTCAGTCTGTATAGTAGTAGCATCACACTCAATATAATCATTTGCTGAATTACTAAAGTTGTCAGGTATGCTTATTCTAAAAGTAACTGTTCTTGAAGTATCTGTTGAAACAGTATCAAACTTACCATCTGCAAAATCTGAATCAGTTGAACTATAAGAGAGTATATCTCCATAGGCAGGATTTGGTAAAGATACGTTTCCAAACTCATCTACTGCAAAGCCTTGTAATGCAATTAAAGCACAAGTAAGTTCTACAACAGGTCTTGTAGGTTCTTGTACATCTATGTAATATGGACTTCTTACGTTTATCTTTGTACTCATCTCAATCTATCTTGTTTTAATGTGTATGCCAAGAAATCTTCTACGTCTAAACCAAACTTTTCTACAAGTTCGTCAGGTAGTTTCTTAAATGCTTGTTCAAATGGTTTAGTAAAGAATAAACTTGGTTTAATTCCTTTCTTGTATATGCTTCTTGATATTAAATAACCTATTGTATTGTAGTTACCTTTTTTAAACTTTCCTTCTGCATCTCTTAATCTTATATTTCTTGCTTTTGCCCATTGTGCTAATGGTTTAATAGGAGGCATCTTTGACTTATATGAGAACGGTGTATTGTATTTCTTTTCAACACCACTTACTCCTTTATCTTGATACAATCCATATTCTTCCATTTCAAACTCCAAGAGAATAGAATTAGGCATCTCCTTTACATTACCCTTCAAACTATTGTAAAGTTCTTTAGAAACGTTCTTACGCCCTTTAGAAAGCCTTGTACGTGCTTGTTGTATAACAAACGATTTAAATGCTTCTAATGCCTCTTGTGTTTTTGTTAGTCGCATATTGTCATATCGTTTTGTACTACTACATCAAATGTTGCTGCCCATCCTGCTAACTTGTTCTCAAACCTATCAACGAATGGTTCACAGCTTACATCTCCCTGTACTTGGTATAGGTCTGTATATAAATCACCTCTTTGCAAAGTATTAATTACTCTTGTCTGTAAAGCTAATTGAGTGTTTAATACATCTTGTTCGTTGTCGTTTCCTACGAATATATCTTCTACCTCATCTTTGCTTATATCTACAATATCCATAGAAAGAATACTAATGTTAAACGTAAGTGTTTTAGTTCCTACTGTGGTGTTGTTTACTATGATGTGAGATAAAGGAAAGATAGTTTGTTTGTTCAAATCAACATCATCAAGAGAACCGAATGTAACTGTATTTACAAATGGCTCTGCTATAAGTGCATCTTTTAATTTATCTGTTACGTTGTAAAACCCTTTCATCGTTTCTTAATCAGTTTCTTTTCTAATTCTATTTTATCTTTTTCAAATGCCAAATACATTAAGCACTCGTGTACGTTGAGTTTGGTAACCTCATCAAACTTGGTAACATCTCCTTTAGAGATTCCATAGACTGATTGATACCAACCCCACTTGCTTCCAAACGTTCCTTCTGTTGAGTAGTCAGCTTGTTCGCTTCCTTCTGTAAATAGTTCAGGATAGTTTGTATTAACTCGTTGTTTAAATTCCAAAAAAAAACCATAGCAGCAAAGACAACATCTAAAGGCATATACTTTAATCTGTCGTTCATTCCGTTATAGTTTTCTATATTATACTTGTGTCCTTTCTTAAATGTAATTGGTCTGTATAGAACGCTCATAGCTTTGTGCATACTTTGCCAATCTCCCAAGTTCTCATCAAGGTCTATATACTCTCCTAAAGTCATATCATCTAATACAGGTATAAAACCGTATTCTACACCTGCTAATTCAAAAGTAGGAATCAATGTATGCTTTGTATCAAATACTTTGTTTAGGTGTACTGCTATCTCTTGTACTGATTTGTATTTAATCTCTGCTACATCCTTTAAATCAAGATTACAAAATATCTCTACCATCTTTTGAAGTAAGAATGTAGAACCTTGATTGTCTTCCGTATTCAGCTTCTCAAATCTTTGATACTGTTCTAAAGTAATCTCGTTAAGTGAATCAGGTACGTTTATTTCAACTTTCATATAATTACAATAAATAAGTTACTAATATGTATAAAAAGGAAAAGGTAGCTAAATGCTACCCAATCCCAAACAAAATCAAATGAAAAAAGTTACTGTTTTAAGATAAACCTTTTGTAAGCGTATCTATATGCTGTCTCTATTGCTTGTTCTAATTCTTTACTGTTCTGTCGGTACGTTTCACTTCCTTCTACTTTGCCTTTGCCTTTGTAGTCTATATATAAGGTTACATCAGAACCTTTTTGTCCACCTCTCTTTGTAGGTTTCTGTACTACATATATTTCTTCGTACCAACACGCTTGTTGCATCTTAAAATCCTCCAATTAGTTTTATTATTGCATCACTTAACCAATCAAAAGCAACAAGCATATTTAAGAATAGTACTAAACTTACTGCTGCACCTATCCCTACTACCATACCTCCAAAAATCATTTTAATTACTTGCTTCCTGTTTTCTTTTTTTATTAACTCTTGTATTAGATAATACTCTGTTTGATTTTCCATAATATAATTATTGGTTATACAAAAGGGGAGTTGCCTCCCCCTGTTTTTTAAATTTATTTTAGTTTTTCAAGTTTTTTTAATAATTCAAGTTCTGTATTCCAATAATACTGTTGTTTAGAAGTTAAATTATCTAAACAGCTAACGTTATTGCTGTTCATTATTAGTACTACAAGTGAGTAGTATAATTTGTCGATGTCTTTGTTAGTTAGTTTTGTTCTCAATTCTTGGTAATCTTGTACTTGTTTCATTTGTTCTTTGTATTAATTAAACTTTGTTTTACTCTGTAAAGATATAAACATTTTTTAAACTACAAAACTTTTTTAATATTTTTTTTAGTAGATAAAATATTCTCCTTTATTAGGATTCTCTAATTGGTCTGTTAGTACATAACGTAAACTATCTATGCAGTCAGGATGCTCACCTGATGGTTTATTTAGGGTATTGCCCTCTTTATCTTTTGCCCATATATAGCCTTGTAGTTCTCTTTTTAGATTCCTGCTTCTTGCTGTAACGTATATTTCATTTTGATTAA